AGATAAAGCTATCAGAGCAAATGTTCAGAATGTCATTGGTGAAGAATCCATTATTACTAGAGATGGAAAAAGAACTGTCAAAGTTCCTATTAGAGGATTGAGGGACTATAAATTTATTTATGGTAAACAAGGTGTCGCTGGTGTTGGTCAAGGTGATAAAAAAGCTGGTGATATCCTAGATGAAAGATCAGTGGAAGATGGAGAAGGAGGAGCAGGAAGAGGAAGAGGTCAAGATTATATTGAAACAGAAGTTGATATTGACTACCTTCTTAAAATAATGTTCGAAGATCTTGGATTACCTTATTTAGAACAAAAAGATAAAGCAAGTACGATTGTTTCTAAAGGATGGAAAACTGAATCAATTTCTAAAGTTGGGCCTTTATCAAGGGTTCATAAAAAACGAACTATGATTGAAGCTATTAAAAGAAATACTGTTTTCACTGGTGAAATTATTAATCAAACAGGATGTAATGATCAAGAAGCATGTATAGCTTTGAAACAAGCTAAAGGAGATTTGAAAAAAGCAATAGAAATTATAGAAACTAATGAACTTATTGTAAATGAAGAAGGTTCTATAATGATAGATGATAAAGATCTTAGATTCAAAACCATAGATGAAGATATAGAAATATGTTCTAATGCAGTAGTCATTGCAAAAATGGATGTATCTGGATCTATGGATATGAGTAAAAAATATCTTGTTAGAAGTCTTCTCTTCTGGATGGTGGAATTTTTAAGAAGTCAATATGAGCAAGTTGAAATTAGATTTATTCAACATGCTGATTCAGCTATAGAAGTAGATGAAGATACGTTCTTTCATAGAGGAACTAGTGGTGGTACATATTGTTATACCGCTATTGAAAAAGCTATTAACATCATAGATAACGAATATCCTTTGGATGAATGGAACATTTACAGTATGTATTGCTCTGATGGAGATGATTTTGATTCACAAAAGACTGTATCTAAAATAGAAGATCTTCTAAAAAGAGTCAATATGATGGGATATATCGAAGTAAAACCAGATTCAGATTATTCAACTTTAATGCCAGAATTACAGAAAAAATGGAATTTTGAACCAAAAGAAATAAATGGGAAAAAAGATTTTTGGATCAATGAAGAGAATCATTTCTTTATGTCTATAATCAGAAATAAAAAACAAATTTGGCCTTCACTAAAACATATGCTTAGTATAAAGGAGACTGTATGAATTCACAAGAACTTAAAAGACTTATTAAATTAGAAGATCGTATATATGAGATCGCTAGAGAAGAAGGTCTTAAATTCGTTCCTATTGAATTTGATATCGTACCAGAAAATAAGATGCTTGAAATCATGGCCTATGGTATGCCTGGACAAATATCTAATTGGAAATTTGGAAGAGACTACGAAAGACTTAAAACTATTCATGAACATTCTGCTGGTAGTCTTCCTATGGAAGTAGTTATTACTACAAATCCTGCAAGATCTTATTTAATGAAAAATAATACTTTCGTTATTCAAGCTCTTGTAGTAGCACATGTGGTAGGTCATGTTTCTTTTTCTACAATGAATAAATATCATGATGAATTAGATAAAGATATAGTTTCTAAATTCATTGCCGCTGGACATAGGTTTGATGATTATGAAAGAAAATTTGGAATAGATATTCTTGAAAAAACAGTTGATGCTGGACACGCTATTTACTTACATTCTTCTCCTTTTGAATCCAATGAAACAGAAGACGAAAAGAGAAATAGAATTTTCGAACAAACGAAACAAAAAGCTCATGATAGAGTACCTACTGAATTTGAAGATCTATTTTCAAATACCAAATCATTTGCAGATCAAGCAATGATAGAAAGAGATTTATTTAATCACAATTTATGGTTAACATTAAAAAATAGAATTCCAGTTGAACCTACAGAAGATCTACTACGTTTCATTATAGATAACTCAAGATTTTTATCTGATTGGCAAAAAGATATTCTTGAAATTTTAAGATATCAGGGTAGATATTTTTGGCCCCACGTTAAAACAAAATATATGAATGAAGGGTTTGCTACGTATTGGCATGAAAAGATAATGAGAAAACTTTTTAATGAAGAACTTTTGAGTAGTGAAGAACACGCAGAATATAATTATATGAATTCTGGAGTCAAAGCAAAACTACCATATTCAATGAATCCATCTTTAATAGGTAGTGAAATGTGGTATGATATTGTTAATAGGTGGGATAAGGGGTTACATGGTGATGATTATAATGATGAAAAAAATATGAAAGCAAAAAAAGAATGGGATACTAAAGAAATGAAAGGTGAAGAAAAAATGTTTGAGGTAGTTAGAACTCATAATGATTGGTTTTTTATGTCAAATTATTTGACAACTGAACTTGTGAGAGATCTTGAACTTTATCTTTATGTTTTACAAAAAGATTTTTTCACTGAAAAAATAGTTGTCACTGATAAAATGAAAGAAGAAGTAAGGGAACTTATTATTAAAAGTTTCGCTCATTCTGGTATTCCTAAAATAAAAGTTCAACATGGAGTTAGAAAGTTAGTTCTAGAACATAATCATGTTGGAATGGATCTTGATCCAGAATATACTCAAAAAACAATAGATCATATAGCCTATTTATGGGGAGATGAGATTAAATTGGATACAATTGTTAAAAAGGTCAAGAAATCATTTACATCAAGACCATCGGCTATGGGATCGGTATCATCAGTATCATCAACACCATCGTCAAAATCACCATAAAAATCAGATACTTACATCATCAAAAAACATGAAAATAAAGCTTGACATTGTATCTATCATAAGATATAATGGTACTATAAACTTTAAATGAAAGGAAAATCATGGATGATGTAATTTATTCGTATACGGCTGATCAAGCAATAGAAGATGGTTACTTAGTCGATGTTACTGAAAAAGCCGATGGTATCTTTAAAATTGGTTGTGATATGAAGTGGAAAATTAGGATATCAAATAACGTCCATAACTTATGTACTCCTCCAAAATCCAATAAAATTCAATCTTATGATGGTAGACTTTGGGATGTTTTAAATCTTGCAAGGTGGGCAATTAAAAGGGCTGATCAAGGTGATACTATGTCTGTTTTCACTTGTAAGATTGGAAGAAAAAATCATCAATTATATGCTTGCTTGGATACCACTAGTGGGCCAGCAATTCACATTATAACTCCAGAGGAATATTAAAATGGGAATGGAAGATAGAATAAAAAAATTATCAAAAAAACTTACTGGTTCCACAAAAGAAAAAGCTGAAAAAATTCAGCAAATGCTTTTATGGGATATAAATTCTCATGTTCCTTTACAGTTTATTATTGACAACATGGAGAAATAATGGATCTATTTTTAATTGAAAGATATAAAAAATTATTTCAAATTGGAATTCCTATATCTGAATTCTCCGCTAAAGAATTAAAGCGGAGATGGAAAATTTTAAATCACAAATATCATCCAGATCATGGTGGGAAATCCGAACATTTCATCTTTGTTCAAACTGCCTATAAATATCTGAAACAATTCTGTAGTAAAGAAGAAGTAAAATATAATGCATATCAATTCTATAATAAAAAAGTAAAAGATAATATAGATAATGTATATAATAGATATGGAATAAGAGAAATAAAAGTTAAAGTACAAAATGGAGAAGATTTTTATCTTTGGGAAATTGAAGGTGTAGATACTTATGTGTGATGATAATATAGATAAGTCAAATAAATACATAAATGCATTTTACGATTTAAAATGTTATTCAGATATTCTTGATATCCTTAATCCTATATCAGGTCGTAAAAAGGAAATCACAGAATCTATGGCAGTAATTAAACAGATTAAAAAGATAGTATTAAAAAAACCAGATAAAAATTTTGTCTTATATGATTTTTGTGCTGGCAATGCTTTGACTTCTACTCTTGCTTGTTTCTTATTTAAAAATGTTATAGCATTTCCAATAGACAAGGCTGTTCGGGTTAGGGATTGGCATAAAATTGAAAGATTGGAATATATTCAAAGTAATATAAAAAAAGAAAACTGGAATTCATTAATACATTATTCATTATTTCGGGAACACCCTTTATCTGAGGTAATTATAATTGGTGTTCATAGTTGTGGGGAACTAGCAAAAGAAATAATCAATATCTATAATCAGTCATTATCAGATCATTTGATTATTATGCCTTGTTGTACCAGTGGAAAATATAAATTTTCAGTTCCTCAAGCAATTCAACAAAAAATAGGTGGATATCTAACATGGAGCATGTATCTCTTAGACCTTGTTAAAGGGAAGAAGAGATTGATAATAGATGAGAGTATCATTTCACCGAAAAATGCGCTTATTATCGCAACTAGGGGGCAAGAATGAGATATTTAGAAAGTATCGCTTTTATAATTGTGTTTGTTTTTGGTAATATAGGCAATTGGATATGGAAAAACCATATGAATAAAGTATTCTGGATCTCACTTTCTGCTTTATGGCTTTATAATTTTTATAATTGGTATCTAGATCCAAGTGGAACATGGGAAAGGTTTACTATTAATATACAAAATCCTTGGTATTATATTCCAATTTGTTTAATCTTATCAATGCCAATTGTTTTTTTAATCATTATAAAAATAATGGAGAGGAAAGTAAAAAAAGAAACTAGAGCTATTATAAAAGAAATGGCAAAAGGAATTGCAAAAAGTGCGATAGAAACGGCATTAATGAGGGGTGATACTCTTCCAAATGATGAAGAAATAAATAAATATTACAAGATGTATTGTAAAAAATTCGAAATGGATAACAGGGATCAATGGAATACTGCTGAACCTATGTCATTTGAATTTTGGGAAAAATGTGCAAAAGATGATTTTGAAGAAGAACAAGTTGGAAGAGTTAAATGGGATTTTATGATAGCAAAGACTTGTGATATGTTTTCATTTGATCCTGTCACTGGTCAATCTACAATGACTCGTTTTTGTGATTATGAAAAAATGATAGATAAGCCACTGTAGCTCAGTTGGTAGAGCAGTTGCCTTGTAAGCATCAGGTCGTGCGTTCAAATCGTACCAGTGGCTCCAAAAAAATACTTGACAACATGTATATAATATGAGATACTAATACTATGAATTATAGAGATAGACTTTTACCAACAAAAACTTATAATGAAGCAGTACAAGAAATGAAAGAAAAACATTTAATGGCAGAAGTAGAAGTAAAAGAATTATATCAATGTCCTAAATCAAATAAATGTATAATGGAATGTCACCATAAACTACCACATGAACCAGATAAATATTGTAATATAGATAATGAATGTCCTACTTGTGTAAGAGAAATAGCTTCTGATATTACATTTTTTCCAGAAGACTTTGAAATAAAATGATAAATAGATATAGTTAATAAAAATGGAGAAACAATATGAATACATTAAAAAGATATTTAACAGAAAGTAAAAGAAGCGTCAAGGGTATGCTTAACTTTATCAGTAAAAATCAAAATTTCATTCATGACTATCAACTTTCGGAAATTTGGGAAAATGTAGCAAAAGAAAAATTCCAAAAGGATACTGGTTTCTATCCAACTACTAGCAGATATAAATGGCAGATACCTACTTTAGCATGGGAATTAGAACATACCGATAATATGAGTTATGAAGACATCCTAAATGATTTCAAAAAATTTCAAGGTAAATCATCATTTTCACCACAAGAACAAATAGAGAAGACTTCATTTACTTCTCTTCTTCAATATGCTAAGTGGGATGGAAAAAATCTTACAGGAATCGGATCTTATGATATGAATTCATTGCTTAGATTTCTTAGATATATCGTCTATAACAAACTTGATAAAAATCTTGCCGAAGCAAATAAAATCATGGATGATATGGGATGGAGTTACAGTAGCGATTTTAGAAATGAAAAACTTCAAGATGTCGGTGGTATCACCATGAGTAAATTGAAAAATGGTAAGATCATAATTAAGGGATTGAACAGAAAACAAATAGATAACATAAATAGAATATCTGGTATGACAAATAAATGGGCAAACGTATAAAATGAGGGGGTAAGCGTAGGATGAGCTAGAGGGACTCCAAATCTTATCTATGAAGGTTCGAATCCTTCTATCCCTGCCATATATTTTTTTTAATTTTTTGAAATAACCTTACATAATATATAAATATAGTTAGAAATATATTGTGTGAGGTTTTTTTTATGGCTATTCGATATGATGATTATGTTAAACGTCCAAATGAAGAATTAGAATACACTCCAGAACAAATAGCTGAATTGATGAAATGTAAAGATGATATTCTTTACTTTGCTACAAAATACATCAAAATTGTTACATTGGATTATGGAGAAGTACTTTTCGATCCATATGAATATCAATTAGAAACAATAAAGTTATTAGACGAAAATAGATTTTTCATTGGACTATGGGCAAGACAATCTGGTAAAACTACGATTGTGGCTTGCTATGCGCTTCACTACGCTATCTTTAATTCTGATAAGAACGTAGGAATAGTATCTAATAAAGAAACCTCCGCAAAACGTATCCTAGACACAATCAAACGTATGTATGAAGGACTTCCTGTATGGCTAAAGCCAGGTGTCACTGAATATCAAAAAACCTCCGTACACTTCGATAACGGAACCAATATGATCATATCAGCTACTACTTCTGATGCATTTAGAGGTTGGCCTATGAATATGGTTATTTGTGATGAGTTTGCTTTTGTGCCTGGAAATCAAGCAGAAGAATTTTGGGCCGCTAATTATCCTACTATATCTTCTTCTAAAAAATCAAAACTTATAATTATTTCTACTCCATGTGGTATGTTTAACATATTTCATAGACTTTGGACACAAGCACAAGCAGGAGATAACTTTTTTGTTCCATATAAAGTCATTTGGGATAAAGTACCAGGACGTGATAAAGAATGGGCCAAACAAGAAATTGCTAATATGGGTATGCAAGCTTTCAATCAGGAATATGCTTGCAAATTTTTAGGATCTACTAACACAGTTATTCATCCAGAATGTCTTAGAACATTAATGAGTATGGATGTCGGGCCAATATATTTTGACTTACAAGATAGATTAAGAGTATGGGAGAAACCAAAAGACGGAGCACGTTATATTTTAGGAGTAGATCCAGCTAAAGGAACTGGAGAAAATTATTCTACTATTCAAATACTTAGAATAGATTCAGTTTTTCCATTACAAATGGAACAAGTAGCAGTATTTGAAGATAATTTAACAGATGTCTATGAATTTGCTCATATTATAAATAAACTTTCCTATTACTACAATAATGCCTACATAATGGCAGAAAATAATGGAGAAGGAGCGGCTGTTATAACTCAATTATGGTGGACTTTTGAAAATGAGAATCTAGTTAATTCTGGTAGTAAAGAAAAAAGTCTTGGTATTCGTTCATCGAAAGATACAAAACCTAAAGCAGTACTTCTAATGAAAAAATTAATTGAAGATGGAAGTGTAAGATTAAAAGATAAAGAGACAATTCAACAATTAGGATCTTTCATAGAAGAAAAAAATAAATTTTTCGGCAAGGATAAACCAGATGATTTAGTTTGTGCTTTATTTTGGGGTACTTATATCTTTAATATGAATATACTTGACGAAGATTGGCAGTTTAAAGAAAATAAACTGGATGAAAATGATGCATGGGGTATCCTATCTGATATAGAGGATGATGTAGATGATTGGAGTTGGCTAACAAAGTCAACACTTTGGGAATAAAATATATAAATAATATTGTAAGAGTTATTTATGAGACTAAAACAATATATAAATGAATTAGCAATGAAAAAGGGAACAATTATAACTAATCCCAAATATAAAAAAGAATCCATGTATGAACAAGACATTATCTTGGAAGATGGATTGAAATTCAAATTCATATGTTATTTTTTCAGAACATCAGATCTATGGGAAATAGCCTTTGAAGACGAAAATGAAGCAAGACATAAAGATGAAAAAAGACAGGGTGCATCAATAGAGCTATTTGCTGCAATAGAAAAGGTATTCAAAAAATTCATAGATACAGCACTTCCAAATGAATTCCACTTTTCATCAGATTTGGAAGAAAAGTCAAGAGTAAAACTATATGATCTTCTTTCAAAAAAGATAGTCAAAATGGGATATGGATATGTAATGTATGAAAGAAAAAAAACATCAGTAGCAATAATATATAAATTCAAGCATAGATCATCAGTATAAGGAAATAACATGGATATTATAGATAAACTAGAAGTATTTGAAAAAGTAGAATCACTTCTTAAACATAAAATCAAGAAAAAAAAGAAAGAACATGGATATCTATCTACTTCCATGCTTACTAAAAAAGAAAAGGAACAATTAAAGAAGGGGAAATAATGGCATTAGACATTAGACAAGCAAAATCAGACCTAGCAGAAAGAATTAAAAGGAGATTAGGACATCCAGTAATTAAAGTTGAACTTGATCCTTCACAATTATATGATGCTATTGATTATGCAAGAGATAAATGGGTTAAATGGGCTGTTGGACAAGCTAGAGTCGAAACATTTATGACTGTTTTACTTTCCGCTGGAAAAGTTTTCTATGATTTACCAATAGGAGTAACAGAAGTAGTTGATTATGATGATAGAGGGGCTGGTTCGGGTGGTATCAATACTCTTTTTACTATAGAAAATTTTCTATTCAACCGTGGAATTTATAATTTTGTATGGGCTACTGGTGGATATGATTATAGTTTTGTAAGTTATCACTTATCACTGGACTATTTAAAAACGATTGATAAATATACACCAACTGCATATAACTACAAATATCATCCATACACAAATCAACTAGAAGTACATCCTCCTCCTCCATCTGGACATCAAATAACTGTACCAAATGGTGAAGGTGGATTTACAGATGTTGATTCACCAGGATTTCTACTATTAAGAACATATATGATTGAAGGTAGTCATTATTCTGGAATGGAAAGTAATAACAGAGAAGCCACTCCTTGGAAAAGAAGAGAAGATGAACTACATAGTGGAAACAGAAATGATAATTTTTATACCTCAGATTGGATATTTGACTATTCACTTGCAGAATGTAAAATCATTTTAGGACGAATCAGGAGTAAATTTGCAGGATTCACTTCTATCGGAAATACTGGAATTGATTTAGATGGTGGAGATTTAATTTCAGAAGGAAAAGAAGAAAAATTAGCACTTGATGAGACATTAAGATTGGAAGAAGTATATGATGGATACCCAATTTTTTGGGGCTAATAGGAGATTGCTATGAGTAAATTTAAAACTTTTATACTAGAAGGATCTGAAAAGGAGCAAAAAATATATTCTGAAATAATGGATTTCTTTGCAGATAACCCTAGTCCACCAGATGAAGACATACATGCTCTTGCAGATAAATTGGGAATTAATACTCATAAATTCGAAGGATATATATATGCAATTCTTGGTTCTATTATAGGTACTGGTGAAGCAAAGAAGAAAAACTTTAAAGAGAAAGATGCAGATAAAAAAGAATTAGAAATGGGTATAAAAGTAGAAATGGAGCATACTAAAAATAAAGCTGTAGCTAAACGTATAGCATTAGACCATTTAGCTGAAATGCCTGATTACTATACAAGATTAAATAAAATAGATGCACATTAGGAGGTAATATGTCAGAACACAGTAGAATTTTAGAGAAGTATGAAAAAATGTTCGAAGATGGAAGTGCCTACAAACCTATTAGATTAGCTCAACCTCAACCGTCTATGGCAGAAGTAGAAGGAGCAAAACCTGAACCATCTAATATACCATTAGGTGAACAAGTAGATAAGGATGTATTCATGGATAATCAAAATAGTGATTATACTGAATTCGATAATACAATGGAAGAAAGAATAAATAAATTAAAAGAAGCTAACGATAATACCAACACTAACACTAGTAATGTTAATGTGCAATCTAATGTTATTGAAAAACTCATTCGAAGAATAGAGTTATTAGAAAAAGGAGTAAGCCTAGTAATGGAAACTCAAACAAAGTTATTGAAGGAGGGGAAATGAAGAAGATATATGAAAAATATTTAGGTGAAGGAAAAAAAGGAAATGTTTTAAATGAAGCAGTATCTTTTATAACCGTATGGCAAGGAGATCATAAATCAAGTATAGGATGGAGTGATAAGACAGATGATCCAGGTGGTGGCAAAGCATATGTATTAGGAAATATACCTCATAATGCTCCATTTATGTTTGATAGAAAAGAAGTTTCAAAGATAATAAAACTTCTGAAAATGAAAAACAGTCCATTAGTAAAAGATTAATATTAATGAGGGTAAATGATAACAGGAAAACTAACAAGACCTAAATGGGATCTACATCAATTAAAAGATAATGTAGAACATGATTTATTCGAATCGGTAATAGTAGAGTTTACAGATATATCTGGAATAGAATGTCAATACTACATAAGAGATGAGAGTCTAAAAAAAGATTACTTCTATGGTGAATCTGATAGAACTAGATATCTTCTTCCTCCATCAATCACTCGTTTAATCTATGAACCTACAGATGAACCTACTCTTACTACTGGATTTGGTATATATTCAGAAGAATCAATATCATTTGCTTCAATCCCTAAGTTAACATTGTCTAGAGATGTTAGTGCTGGATACCATCCAAAACCTGGAGATGCACTTATTACTTTATGGAATAATAGAGCATATGAAATAGCCGATGTATCAGAAGAAGAAAAAATATTTCAATTGAAGAAAATGATTTGGGGTTTCGTACTTAAACCTTACAGATTCAGTGAAGAATCAGATTCAGCTAGAGAAATTTCAAGGTTTAATAGAGAACCTACTCCACAA